CCAACAGAAGCATCTGCATCTGTAGATTTAAGAGTAAGTTGAGTAGAGTTATCAGAAGTTACAACTTCAACAGAGGTGTTAAAAACTGCAGAGCCACTAACATCTAGAGTACCATTAATATCAATATCTGTAGCAGTAAGATCAATTTCATCAGTAGCACCTAGTGACAATACGGTTCCACTAGAACCTTGAATAAACTGACTTGCGTCATTAAACATGATCTTATTAGTAGAGTTTAGTGTAAGTCCAGAACCATCAGTGTGTGTAAGAGTAGTATCACCATCATCACCAAATGATAACACTGCATTATCTGAGTCAAGAAACAAATCATCTGCTATAGTTAAATCACCTGTAGAGCTTAGTGTCATTTTAGCAGTGGCACTAGCAGCAGCAGTTTCAGATGCACCAGTAGTAAAAACTAATTTAGTAGAGTTAACACTAGAGGTAAACTCTGCCTCTGCTATAGCATGTATACCTGCAGCCACAGTAGCAGCATCTGTACCACTATCATCCCCTGCAGCAAACTCAATAGAACCAATAACTTCATTTGCAGTTATTTCATTTTCTTCAGATTTAAGTTGTATTACTATTGGTTTATTATCACCTGTATTAGTGTTAGTAATTGTCAAACCTGTATCTGCTACATGAGTAACAGTTATTTCACTATCTGCACCAAATGATAATACAGAGGCATCAGATAAAAGTTTAAGATCATTACCAAGCACTGCATCTTTAGCTACAGACAATCCACCATCTGTTTGTAGAGAGCCATCTGTTGTAGATGTTGCATCTGTAGCATCATCTGTTTTAAGGATACCTGCAGCAGTTACATTAGCTCCACTAAATGTAAGTGCAGTTGTAGATCCTGATTTAATTATTAAGTTACCTGATGTATTAGTTAATGCAGCATATTGTGTACCAGCATCTTTTAAAAATACATCACCACCATCTGCATCAAGCACAATGTCATCTGCAGTGTCAAGTATCAAATCACCAGTGTCATTTACAATGTAAGAGTTTGTTCCACCATGATACAAATTAAGATCTTCACTTGCCCCTAATGTTATACGTCCAACAGCACTATCACCTGTAAGATCATCTGCATCTGCATCTACAATAACTTTAATCGTATTAATAAACAAATCTTTAAAAGATAAAGAAGATGTACCCAAGTCTATTGCATTATTTGATTTAGGTGAAACAATCGTAGCACTAACGGTAATATCTTGTGCAGGACCAACAACAGATACTGGTCCACCTTCAGCAGATGTACCATCATGTGTGTGACCACTTGTAGAAAATGCAGTTACAATGGCATCAAACTCTCCATCAAAGTCTGCAGCATTAATAACATTACCGTCAGCAATATTATTGTCTGTATCGTTTCTTGTATAACCTGTTCCCATTGTTTTACCTTCTTGTGTTTGTGCCGTACTCTAATGTCACTGTGTCAAGTGAAAAAGGTGGATCTGTACTATTACTTCTAAATTGTATTGCTGTTGTAAATCCTGTGCCTACTGTTTGTGTATTAAATAAGTTTTGAACTTTACCACCAAACACAGCACCAGCATCTGTAATTCTAACATTACTTATAGTTTGTGTCAAAGCATTGCTTATAGTTATTGTAGTGCCATCTACATTTGTAATAGTAGTACCACTAGGTATTCCTGTTCCTGCTATTGTATCACCAAATACCATATCAGAATTATCAGCCACAGTTATCGTAGTTCCTCCACTAGAGCCAGAACCAGTTGTTGCAAACTTAGCAAAAGTATTTACACCAAAGAATGCAATCTGTGCAGTTTCATTAGAGAAAGTTATTGCTGCAGGTTGCACAGAGTTTAATTCATCAAAATCAAACTTTAAATTAAAATCAAAATTAACTGCACCCTGTGGATCTGTAAATAAATTTGCTTTGTATACTGTTTTACGAATCCTTGGATCATTAAACGGCATAAAAGGTGATAGATATTCTGCAGATATATTAGATCCATCAAAACTATTACCGTCTTCCATTTTATAAAGAAGCCCATTGTCACCAGAAAAAACAATAATTTCGTTTGAGCCTACCATTTTACTTGATGCAGAAAATACTTCCATACCTCTTATTTCTGCAAATTGAAAGTCTGTGCCACCTTGAGGAGAAAACTGTGTAGCTATTATACCTTTAGCTGCAGCCCCAACTTGATCAGGATTAAATGCAAACAATCTATACTGTGACTTAGCTCTAATAGTTAAACTGGTAAATAAACTAGATGATCTTATAAAATCACCCAAGGTAGACTGTATGGCTTTTGATATAATCCCTAAACCAAAGTCATTATTACGATCTGTAGCACTAAGTAATCTTAAACCATCTGCAGTAAGAAACATAACGTCACCGCCTATTTCTTGAACAGTGTCACCATCAATACAACCTATATCTTCACTAATCGGTGCCAATGCAAAATTAGCTAATGCTGTGCCTGTTATTTGTTGTATTGTTTTATCTGTAAATATTATAAGAGATTCTCTAAAAGGTATTAATGCTGTAACAGAACCGCCAACTCTAAAACTACCACCACCATTACCCGATGTAAAATCACTATCCAATAATGGTCCTGTAAAAGAAACTACATCTCCCTTGCCATAAAATATATGTGTTTTAAAAGCAGTTACATGTGTCGCAGATAATACATCAGATGGAGCACCTGTAAGCTCTACAAAGCTAGTACCATCATACAATGCAGGTGGGTTAGCTCCATCAACTATTGCAACCTTACGTGTTCCTGTAAAGTTATATTCAGCAAATCTAGTTCTACCTGCACCTTCTCTGTTTAAACTTATAAACGTTACAGCAGCATTATCAGCAGGGGTAGATGCTAGGTTAGGACTTATTGCTAGTGTCTGTCCACCTGTG